AATTATCAAGTGGTAAATAACATGGGAAATGTGTTTTATAATAAAGGCAACATAGAAAAAGCCCTGCATTTTTTTGAAAGATCTTTAATCCTGAACCCAAATCAACCCGGATTAAGAGAAGTAGTTGAAAAACTAAAAAAGGAGTTGGGTCAGAAGCAAAAAACAGAATAGGGTCAGGGCTGTACATTGTACAAAGCCTTGACAAGAAGCCAACACGCAACGACACACCCGCGCCCTGGGGCACATGCTCTTAAACCACGGGGTCAGGCCTCGAAACAAATTGGCGTGTAGCGAAACGGTACCTATAATCGTTAGAGGCCACTCTCGAATCGATAAAACGTTGATCTGGCGCCCATATTTGCCGTATAAGCGACGATCTTTCTTAAGTAATGGTGTTTGACCGGTGAAAAGCGGAAAGTTTTATACCCTAAAATCCATTTCGTACTATCCGACCTTAAAATAAAAGAATCCCTGAAGATCAGTATGTTTTTAAAAAAGTTAGCGGGAGATCTTAAGAAATAACGATCTCCGTTCGGTGACTTAGACCTTTTTCAGCTTATGAGCGTGAAAGACCGTATTCGAATAAGCACGGGCGCGCAGATAGAAAAGGTCAGGGACCCGAGGAGAATAAACAGACCTCTTGTAACGTAGCAGAAACATTATCGGTTTAATTTCCGCTTTTTTCATCAACGTCCGTACCCGAAAGTTTAGAAGTTAAGGGACTCAAAGAACAAAAAACAGACGTTTTGTTAATCACCGGAACATTATCGGACGCAAAGAGCGTATTTTGGCATTTCTCTTCAACGTCCGATAATGTATGATTAGTAAAATAAACAGATAGTTGTATGTAGGTTAAACATTTATCGGTAGTTAGATTAAACCTTTTTGTTAACCCTTGTTTGATGCAAATGCATCAGACAGGGGTTTTTTTAGGCACACAGCGAAGAGGGTATACCCTGCCCGATGCGCCTCGTGAGAACGAGGTCCTTTGCTGTGTGCCTTTTTTTTATGGGAGGTTTATATGTTACGGGATGTTTTTTTCGGGATCGTAGTTTTGGGGTTTTTGAGTTTTTCTTCGTTAGTATCCGCGCAACAAACAATTCCTATCGATCTACCTGCGAGCGAGATATCAATCATCAACGACGTTGCGGACCAGTATGGACTGGAGGGTGACGCTCGACTTCTTCTTTTTATAATCCGGAAAATTGAAAATGGCCGTCCTGGATACGCCGAGTTTGGAGTTTTACATCCGCGGGCTATCGGGCGGGGGTTCAGGGTGCAGTGCGAATGGGCTGCCGGCACACTCAGAAAGCGATACAACGGTGATTTACAGGCTTTCGCTGAGCGCTGGTGTCCGTCCGACGCGCACCCTTTGAACCGAAACTGGTACACGAACGCTATGTTTTATATGAAAAAGTGGGGAGCGTATGCCGGAAGTTAAACCCCAACTGCATCAGTCACATTTGAGCTGTTTATATCGCTGTGGGGAGCAGTTTTATCGCATATATATTTGCGGGGAAAAAGAACCACCTGGCGTTGCTTTACTCGTCGGATCCGCTACGCACGAATCAGTGCAGAAAAATCTTATAAATAAAGTTGAGAAAGGATCCTTGCTGCCGGATGAGGCTGTCGGGGATTTTGCCCGGGACGCTTTTCTCCAGAGGTGGAGTGAAGGCTCTGTGCTTTTGGACAAGGACCAGCGATCTCTTGGGTTGAAAGCTGTCCAGGGGAAGGGCATAGATGAGGCTGTCAGGCTATCCCTTCTACATCATAGGGAGCTGGCTCCGGCTTTGAGGCCACGTCCGGACGGGATTGAGAGGCCCTGGGTGCTTAAGTGCAAAGGGTATCCGTTCGATATTGCCGGACAGATAGACGTTCAGGAGGAGTATTTGATAAAGGGGCCGAAGGACGTTGTCTATTCTGCTATCCGCGACACGAAAACGCGAACAGTGGCTCCACCGCGTAACTGGGCGGACACTTCCGAGGCGATGACGCTCTATGCTATGGCCGTCAAGGTTATAGACGGACGGATTCCTGACGAGATCTGGCTTGATTGCCTTATTAAAGGTGAAAGGCCGAGGCTTATATCCCTGCCAAGCAAACGAACGGAAGTTGATTTTATTGTCGCAAAAAACAGGTTTGAACGAGCTTGCGAGATCATAGAAAAAGGCGCTTTCACGCCTGCCAGCCGATCAGACTGGTGGTGTAGTGAGAAATTCTGCGGTTTCGCAGCGAATGGATCCTGTCGATTTTTTAATAAAGGTAATGGACCAAAAATACCAGTAAAAGTCAAAAAACAAGAAGGAGGTCGTTATGGTCGAGAGAAAGGAACAATCATCCCTGCCGGTTCAGAGCGCTGGTGGAACGCAATCCGTTGAGACGGGGAGCGTAGTCAAGGCTTTCAGCTCGGAGGAACAGAAGCTGTCTATGGAGCTGGCATCCACGCAGGTGGCAGCGTCAGCGAAGGCTGAGGTGGAGGCTGCGTATGTTATGGCAATGCATAACCGCAGGAATGAGGACGATGCCCGGGCAAAGATACTCAATCGGTGCAAAAACCTGATATTTGCGGAATCGGCGAAGTACAGCAAGCCTGTCGGGGGATCGAAGATCACGGGTCTTTCCGTGAGGTTCGCGGAAGAGATGATCCGGCTCTGGGGTAATATCAAAACCCTACAGAACGTCATCTATGAGGATAACCTCAAACGGGTCATAAAAGTGACCGTCATCGATCTCGAGGCGAACTCATCGTATTCCTCTGAGATAACCATACAGAAGATCGTTGAAAGAAAGAACTCGTCCGGACGTGATGTCGTGGACGAGCGTGTCAACTCTTATGGTCAGAAAGTGTTTATCGTTGTGGCCACGGAGGATGAAATGCAGACGAAGGCGGGCGCTTTGGTATCCAAGCTGATAAGGAATAACGGGCTCAAGCTTATCCCTGCGCATATCAAGCAGGAGGCGCTTGACGTCATAGAGAAAACCGTGCGGTCAGGAATAGACGCGGATCCGGACGCTCATAAAAGAAAAATGGTTGACGGGTTCGCCAATATCGGCGTTAAGGCGTCAGATCTCGAGAGGTTTCTCGGGCATTCGCTGGATTCCGTATCCCCGAAAGAAGTGCAGGAGCTCAGGGACGTATATAACTCCATAAAGGACGGCGAATCTACCTGGGCGGAATACCTCAAAAAAGGAGCGGAGAAGGATCCCGAATCCGGGGATCTCTTTGAGGGAGGCGACGCGTCAACTCACACTCATCCCGGCGAGGCGTTTTCGGAGCAGGGCGGTAAAAAGAAAACGTCGAAAGGGGAGAGTAAGTAGTGGAGCATACGATCCGTTTCATTGTCAAGGGCCATCCCAAACCGAAAGGAAGCAGGACCGCTTTCCGGCACAAGTATACCGGGAAAGTCGTGACCATAGAGTCGAGCAAGGGATGTAAACCGTGGATGAATACGGTCGCTATTTACGCTCAGCTTTACGCTCCAAAGACCGGCCCGTGGAAAGGCGAGGTCGAATTAAACGTGATCTTCTGGATGCCAAAACCGAAAAGCCACCCGAAGAAGAAGTACGTTACGTCCTGATGTAGACAAGCTTATGCGCGCTATTCAGGACGCTTTGACGGGGATATTCTATGCCGACGACAGCCAGGTAACAAGTGGATATCGGCGCAAGGCTTACGCGGACGCTCCGGGGATCGAGGTCGAGATCATAAATGTGGATAAATATAGAGAAATTGAGGAGGCGGAGAAAAATGACGGAAGAAAAGAAAGTAAATAACGAGCTCATCAGCCTATCCCCGAGTAAACTCAGCGTTTTGGTTGAGTGTCCTCGGTGCTTTTGGCTGCAGATGAACGCAAAAATAAAAAGACCGCGCGGTCCGTTCCCATCGTTACCCGGAGGAATAGACCGTAAATTAAAGCCCTACTTCGATATGTACAGGGCAAAAGGTCAGATGCCACCGGAGTTTGAGGGGAAGTTGCCGGGCGTGCTTTTTCACGACCAGGCGCTACTCAGCAGATGGCGCAATTGGAGATCTGGCCTGTATTACAGGGACGAGGTTTTAAACGTGGAGATGGTCACGGCATTGGACGACCTTCTGGTCCTGGTGGAAGACGATCCGGATTCCGATGTAGGGAAAAAGAACGTTTATGTGCCTTTTGATTACAAGACTAAGGGGGGAGTTCCGAAGACGAACGGTGCTGAGTTTTATCAGACTCAGCTTAACTGTTACGAATTGGCGCTGAAAGCTAACGGATACGACACTTGCGGGAAAGGGGTACTTGCATATGTGTACCCAGAGGATCTGGAACGCATCGACGATATGGTGCGACGTGTTGTGCCGTTTGATTTCGGGGTTGATGTCTACGAACTCCCCACCTCTATTGACGACGCAAAAGCGTTAATTGAGAGGGCGTGTACTGTCCTGCGGGGACCGGCTCCGGCCTCGAATGCCGGGTGTGAGTATTGCAAGTATGCGTTTGAGTACGCTGAGTTCGAGGAGGCTGATAACGATGACAGATAAAAACTACCAAATAATCGAGCTTAAAGCCGAGAACGTGCTTAACCTCAAGGCCGTCAGGATCCGTCCGGAGGGCAAATCCGTCGTTTTAACGGGCGATAATGAGGCGGGTAAGTCTAACGTCCTGAACGCTATATTTATGGCTCTGGCGGGCGACAAAGCGCCTGTACCCATAAGAAAAGGCGAGGAACGTGGTGAGGTCGTTGTTGATCTTGGGGATATCCTGGTCAAAAAAGTCTATACCCAGAAAGGCGAGAGGCTTGAGGTCATGAATGCTGAGGGGGCAAAGTTCGCAAGTCCGCAGACCTTGCTCAATAACATCCTGGGCAGGCTTACGTTTAACCCTATAGAGTTCGCGGAACTATCAAAAAATCCGGAAGGCAGACGCCGTCAAAGGCAGATACTTGTGGATATGCTCGGGCTGGATTTCGAGCAGAGTGACGCAAAAATTGAGGAGCTTAAACAGCAGAGAGCCGAAAAACGCAAGGCTTTCAAACAGGCGGAAGCACTCCTGGGCGAGATGGATGCTCCGGAGGGAGGGTTGCCGGATGAGGAGCTGTCCTTGAGGGCCGAACTTGAAAAGGTCGAGGCGCTTGAGGCCAAGCAGGAGGCTTATCTGGACGCCGTTGCAGAGAGGGATAATCACCAGGCGGAGATCGAGGATAAAAAGGCGCATATCGTTGAGCTTGAGAAAATGCTCACGGAGGCCAGAGAGGATCTGGTGCGTTTGCAGACAGCGTCTATCCCTGTTCCGGACGAGGTAACCCCGGAACAGGTCCTTGAGGCAAAGGAAAAACTGGGAGAGATCGAGCAAACAAACAAGCTGGTCCGGCAGGCAAAACGCTACCGGGAACTGCAACAAGTATGCGAGGACACGGAAACTGAGATCTACGGGTTTGAAACGGAGATGTCTATTCTCCAGGCTGAGAAAAACCGAGCGTTGGCTGAGGCAAAATTCCCGGTTGAAGGGCTCGGGTTTGATGAGGAGAACGTCACGTTCAATAGTCTACCTTTCAGCCAGCAGTCAACGGCCAGGCAGCTTATTCTCTCCACGGCTATATGTATGGAGCTTAATCCTAAGCTCCGTGTGATATTGCTCCGGGACGCGTCTGTGGTGAGCACCGGGAACCTGAGGGCAATATGTGAAATGGCCGAAAAGAACGGATACCAGGTCTGGATTGAGCGTGTGGACGATTCCGGGAAGGTTGGATTCTATATTGAGGATGGTGAGGTTAAAGCCATAGACGGCAAGGAGGTGAAAAATGACGATGTTAATGACGCACAATAACTCGTTTTTATCTTCACGCGAAACCGAAAAATATAACCGCAGGCAGATGATCCTGGATTGTTACGGCAGTCAGGCTCTTACGGATAGAGAGGTCAGGGATATGTGCGGGTTCAGCGACATGAACTCTGTCCGGCCTCGTATAACGGAGCTTGTGGAGGAAGGGTTCCTGGTCGAGGGGCCGTCGGTGAAGGACGCTCTTACAGGCAGGACGGTAAGAACGACGAGCAAGAAAGTCCAGACGGACCTGTTTGAATAGCGGAGAAAACAAGAAAGAAGGAGGTCGCTAAAAATGGAGAACACAAAAACAAAGAAATACTTATTGAAAAAGGAGCCAAAGCAGGGAGAGTTCGAAGGGCTGCCACCGAAGGACGATCTTGTAAAGGCTGCGGAAAACTATCTTTGCGGGATGCAGGAACTGCAAATCTGTAAGGAGCAGGTCGACAAGGACCGGGAGGAGCTTGTTGCAGCCTTCCAGAAAGACGGCCGGGATAAGCTGAAAATCGACGGCAAGTGGGTATCGTATCAGCACGTTGAAAAAGACCAGATTCGGGTTGAAAAGCCGAAGGGGTAACATGGAAAAAGAAAACAATGATATTTTTTCAATAGTGTCTTTAAGACCGGAAGTTTGCCCTTTGGGGTCGCATAAAAGTTTTCATTGTGAATGGTACGTTAATAATTCAAATGAAACCTGTGAAATAAAAAAGGAAAAAAGTTACCTCAATTGCCCCGCTTTTTCGGCATGGTTTTGGTTTAAAGTCGCAGCCGAGGCTGGAAAACCAGTAAATGAAAGTGAGCTACCACAAGAAACTGTTCAGCGTATTTTTGGAAAAGGAAAGATTGAAGGTTTTGATAGCGGGTGGGAGAAAGGACACACTCGTGGCTTTTTTGAAGGTTACAAATCAGGTGTAGTGCTGATGATGAAGGCTGCTATCTTGGAGCTTAGAAAGTTTCCAGACGAAATGAAGGAGGATGTAAAAGCAAGCAAAGAAGATATAAAACACCTTTTAAGTTGGATTGAGAATATCTATCTAACTTATCGGCCAGACAATAAAAAGTCTATTTTTAATCCAGATCAAATAAACCAAAATGACAGCGTTTCCAAACTATTGGAAGAATATGATCGGAGGATAAATGGAGGAAAAGGTGATAGAGGTTAACGCCTGGGATGGAAAAGCTGTTATACGCCATGTCCGGGATATATCGGAGAAGTTAAACGAGGAGTTGAGTATGAGTCGTAAAAACAGAGAGCTTAAAAAAATGAGGAAGGCCGTTCGGAGAGAAAAGGAGAAAGTTGCCGGATCCGTGGTTGACGATTTCCGGATATTTATCAATGAACTGCCTTTCAAAAAGAGGCTGAGTTTAGCCTGGAGGATATTATGGAAAACGTATTGAAAGACCTAATCAAGCGCGTTGAAAGGATCGAGGCGATATTGAGTGATTATCGTGTATGTAACTGTTGCGGGTGCGTTTATCACGATTCCTATGTCCGTCAGCAGAAGTGTCCAGCGTGCGGTGAGGGGGTGAGCTGATGAATATCAGAGGACTTAGTGTTTCGAGAAGTGTTTTTGTCGACGGCAAATATTTAAACCCGGGGCCAAGTCAGGCGATACGAAATCATTCCCCGGACGGATTTAACTGGGGTTATAGCGGTTCCGGTCCGGCTCAGCTTGCGCTCGCCTTGTGCCTGTACGGCTCCGAAAAGTACAACATCCTGCAAATAAAGGTTCTTCCGTGGTATCAGACTTTTAAAAGCGAGATCGTGGCCGGGCTGCCGAAGGGAGATTTCGAGATAACAATCGACTTTATGGAATGGCTAAGATCGCACAGCACGGAGGTTATTTAATGGAAAGCCATAATGCTATAAATATGGAAAACTGGACCATTCTGTGCCCTGGGCCATCGTTGAATAGCGTTGTCGGTATGAAAGGTTGGTTTGCCGAACATCGTGACGAGGTCGGCGTAATTGCTGTTAATGGAGCGATATTGCATCTTCCTTTTGCAATAGACTATTGGGCGGTAGTGGATCCAGAAGTTTTCACAACGGTATCTAAACTGATGGACCTGGAGAACTTATCATCGGCCGTCAAAATCTGGACATACTGGGGGTTTGAGGATATGGGCCGATCTCATGACGGGGCCCGCTGGGACGACAACGTCTTGTCGCTTGCGCAGAAGTTCGAGAAGGAAGTCTGGCACAGGCCGGAGAACCCGGACGACATAAAAGAGCAGTATCCCGAGTCTATCGTGCCGTTCAAAACGCCAGAAGTTGAGATCCCCTGGAACGAGTTTACCGTATTTACGGCAATATCTCTTGCTATCAAAAAGGGTGCACGCTCAATCACCCTTTATGGGGCGGACATGGCCGGGGAAGGTTACTTCAAATCCGGGCTTACAAACTGGCGGATGAACCATAAAGAGAACCGGTGGTTCCGTGAGAGGCATTACATGAACCACATAATATGCGCGTGCGCAAGTCGGGGAATAAAAATCGACGTTTTTCAGGTCATAAAACCGGAAAAGGAAGAAAAGAAAAAGGAGAAAAATGGAAGCCGTATTAACAAAGCCTGAGACCAAAGTACAGGCCGAAAATAAAGAGGAGGGAAGAGAGGATATGATTGCAAAAAAGTATTTAATTACAGGTATCACGGGTTTCGCGGGTCCTCACCTGGCGAAGCTCTTACTGCGGGAAGGGCACATCGTCTATGGCCTTATTAGGGGCTCCAACGGCCGGGAGAACGACCTTCTGGACATCCTCTCCCCGGACGAGCTTTCACAGATCAGGTGGGTTTATGGCGATCTTACGGATATATTCTCGCTTGAGGAGGCTTTCGCTCATGAGCAGTACGACGGTGTTTTTCATCTTGCTGCGCAGAGCCACCCGCCGACAAGCTTTACAAACCCGGTCCTCACGTATCAGGCGAACGTCATGGGCACGGTTAACCTTATAAAGGTTATTGAAGAGTATCAGCTCGATTGTCATTTTATGTTTTGCTCCACGTCGGAGGTTTATGGGGACGCCTGCAAGGACGTGGGGATCCTCACCGAGGATCTTCCACTTACGCCGTCAAACCCCTATGGGGCCAGCAAGGCTGCTATGGACCTATATGTCCGCGAAAGGTGTAAAAACAAGAAGATCAAGGGCTTTATAACCCGGGCGTTTTCTCATACGGGCCCGCGTCGGGGTCATACATTCTCGATATCCTGTGATGCTTATAACCTTATCCTGGCAAAGCTCCAAATGGAGAAGGCTCAGCGTTACGGTAACGTTACGCTTAAGGTGGGGAACCTTGAAACGAAGAGGATCGTCGTGGATGTGAGGGATATGGTCCGGGCGTACTATCTGCTTATGCAGAACTACGAAAACGGCGAGTCTTATAACATCTGTGGTCCTGCCGATTCTGTTCAGAGAATGGGCTTTTTTACGGACGAGCTCATCCGGATTGCGGAGGCTTTCAACGTGAAGAAGGAGGTGGATCCGAGGTATTTCCGAGAGATAGATATTCACGTGCAGATCGGCAGCACAGAGAAGCTTTTAAGCCGTATTGACTGGGAGCCTGTAATCACGATAGAGCAGACCTTGCGGGACTTGCTGGAGTATTGGGAGGTTAAACTCAGGAAAAAAGACGCGTCTATGACGTTTTCGGAAGGAGTGTAATGGTTGCCGTGAAAAACGAAGAAAAGACGAAAATCGTCATATTCGGGTACGCCGGGTTCGGGGATTGTATCTATCAGTTTCCTTTCGTCCGGGAGGCCAGCAAGCAGTATAAAGAGGTTTATCTATACACGCCGTTTCCGTTTCTGTACGAATCTTTGCCGAACGTGAAGTTCATCCCGCTGGAGACCAAGCTTGCGACCTGCGCGGAGACAATGAGCAAGTATGAAGAGTCGTTCTGGCATGACGAGCCGGGATCCGGGTACGATACTGACCGTGTCCGTTTCAACTATCACGACGGCATGAAAGCCGGCCGGGGCATGATCGAGTGTTGGGACCAGGCCATACCTATCCCGGGCAAAAAGATTGATTTCCAGATACCTCTACGTCCGGAATGGCTGAAAGAGGCAGGAGATATCATCCGGCGTATTGGCGCAAAGAAGAAGGTATGCCTTATAAAGCCACCCGGATATCGCAAAGAATGGCCGAATACCGCACGCATACCAAAACCCGAGTATTTTCAGCACCTTATCGACGCTTACCAGGATGAGTATTACTTCATATCCATAGGGAACCGGAACCATGAGAAATACGTCGGCAAGCTCCGGGGGATAGATTACCGGTTTGATTTTGGGGAACTGTCCTTGACCACGATCTTGGGTCTTACGGCCTTGTCGGATATGGTGATTGCTTATATCAGTATGCTGTTCGCGTGTGCCGTGGCTACCGGGACGAAGGCATTTTGTCTTTTTGGGGGATATTCTCCGTCGGAGCTCTGGATCGATACCGAGAGAATGCCGATGGACCGTATCGGCTACCTGGGCCCGGACGATCCTTGCTCATGTCTTGATATTCGGCATAACTGTAACCGTGATCTTGACCTTGAAAAGCTCGATAAAAGGTTCGGGGAGCTACATAACCGTCAAATAGGCTCTAAAACGGCCGTAAATGTGCCCAGAATAGGCAATAAGAAGCAAAACATGCTCATCTGCAGGGTAAGAGCCGAAAGAGCTGCAAAGATCGCTCAAAACCCCTATATACGCGATAATTTCAACGTTTTTACGGTAGATCACGACACCGTCACGTCATATCTGGAGCATACCGGCGTTTTCGCGCGTTGTTACACTTACCCGGCTCTGGATAATCCTACCTTATCGCTTTATTCCGAGCGCCAGGAGAAGAACACTCGGCAGATGATCGACGAGATCCTGGACTCCCATAAAATCGAGCTGGTTATAAACGCTCAGAGGTTGCATCCGTACGCGAACTGGATGGATGAGGCGTGCAAAGAAAGAGGGATCAGGCGGATTTATGCCGAGAGTTTTTTTGACGAACGCATGATATTTGACTGGACCGGGCTCCAGTATGACTTCCCGAACGATATATCCCGGTTTATTGATCTCGTTCCGGCGAGCGAATCTCCGGTCCTGCCGTACGGGACGCGTGAAAATCAGCCACCATTCATTTCGAAGAAGGCGCTTTTGGAGAAATACGGCACGACAGAAAAGACAAAGACGATCGTTGTCTTGGGCCAGCTTTTATGGGATATGAGCATTAAAAAAGCACCGTTTCCATGCACGGGCGGGTACGTGGAATGGCTTGCGTCGATATTTAACCTCAATCCGGACACTATGTTCCTTTTCAAGATGCACCCGCGGTACAGGCGTGTGATTTCCGAGGAGATGGAGTTTTTGATGTCCTTCCCGAACGTTCAGCTCATCGAGGAGAGCCTGGATTCCCTGTTTGAGGCTTATGACTTCTTCCTGGCATATTCGTCCACGACAATATTTGAGGGGCTCATCAAGAACAAGGTATTCGCTACCGGGGGATATCATCTCTGCGGGAATGATTTCATAACGTATCAGATAAAGAATAACCGTCAAAAAGAGGATCTACACACGAAAATGCGGGCGTTTTCAATAGATCCGGATGTCCGTCACAGGTATTTAAGTTTTATTTGCAACTATTACGCGGTTCCGCTCGGCTCGAAGAGGCTATATGACAAGCTGACGCTGGATCCGCATGACTATTACTCGGGGGTGGAAAATTGTGGATAATACCGAAAAATCACAAGCTGTACTCAGCTTTTGCTCAGGATATGGTGGAATTGAGCTCGGACTTGAGCTTGCCGGAGTTAATGTTAGACCAGTCGCTTATGTGGAGATCGAAGCCTTCGCAATTGCGAACTTGGTTGCAAAGATGGAACAGGGTTTATTGGTTCCGACACCTGTGTGGACGAATCTTAAAATCTTCCCATTGGAAAAATTTCGAGGAAAAGTTGACGGCATCACTGGAGGATATCCTTGTCAGCCCTTCAGCCACGCCGGAAAACGCAAGGGGGGGGGCGATCCCAGACACCTGTGGCCCTTTATGCGAGAAGCAGTTGTCGTTCTTCGACCACGATGGGTGTTTTTCGAAAACGTCGAAGGACACATTTCGCTGGGACTCTCCACGGTCATCTCAGATCTGGAAGAAATTGGTTACAAAACGACGTGGGGAATATTCTCAGCGCAAGAAGTCGGCGCACCTCACCAGAGAAAACGAGTTTTTATCTTGGGCTACTCCGAATGCGTCAGCAAGGTCGGGAAAAAACCCGAATACGGGGAAAGGGGAAGGGCTTTATTATCAGGTCAGGGAAAGCCAGCGGAATTGGCCAACAACAACAACAACAACAGATGCTTATACGGACAAAATGACGAGCAGCCAACAGAAAGAAGGGAGTATGCACAGTGTGACGCTACCTCAGGCGGTACAAAAGAATTGGGGAACACCTCGAGAAGCGATGAGCAGGGACAGGGACAGCGGAAAGCACAAACTCGGGGAGATGGTGCAGGACCCAAAGAACTGGCCGACGGCGAGCAGTCGGGATTGGAAGGATACTCCGGGGATGAGCAAAGATCGGCCCGACAGGAAGTCAGGGAGAGTGGATCAGCTACCGAGAGCCGTATACCATTATGGCCGGCAAGACCAGGAGAAGAACAACACGGATGGGAAGAGCCGAGGGTCGTGGCCGACACCAAACAGCCCCAGCGGAGGAGCAAAGGCGGACGGGACTGCCCCACAGGGGATGAACGGCGGGAAGGGACACAGAGAGATGCTCAGGACAGTGTTTCAGCCGGGGGCGAAGCTGAATCCTCGGTGGGTAGAGCAATTAATGGGATTACCAGTCGGGTGGACGAACTTAGGCTCTTGGGGAACGGAGTAGTTCCACAGACAGCGTGTAAGGCGTGGATTACGCTTAACAATCAATTGAAGGAGGAATCATGCCAGACAAAATAAAAACACGTATTTGCCGATCTTGCGGAGCTGACATTGTATGGATGAAAACCGTTAATGGGAAGTCTATACCGGTGGACGCCGAAACCGTTCACGATTCAGGAGCAGAGCTTTTCGATTCAAATTTCCATGTGTCGCATTTCGCGACGTGCCCGGACGCGGATAAATTCAGGAAAAAGAAGGAGGAGGGAAAAGGTGGATCTAACTAAGCACATAACCATTATGGAGGGTCTGTCGTTACAGGTCAAATGCGTTAACTCGAAGGGGGAGTATAGCGTATATAGCGCTGAAATAGGCAAGGGAGCGGTCGCAGGCGATGGTCTTGATTTCTTTTTGGCAGAGACCACCGGGGTTGAGGTAGACGATTAAGTTACAGGCAGGGAGAATAATGTTTTATGGCATTACAGAATCCGTGGAAGAAATACTCGAAGGTTAATCCTCAGAGGGAGAAAGGTAACCGTCAGATATCGACTGAGCTCTTGTTAGCCTTGATACGGGCCAAGCTGAGCGATGTTGAGTATCAGATAGTGTTCTTTATCATCCATAAAACTTGGGGCTTTCAGAAGATGTCCGATGCTATCCCGGCGAAGCAGTTTATGGAGGCCTGTGATCGATCGGAGAGGTGTATCCGGGAGAATACCGGGAAGCTGGAAAAGAAGAAAATCATCTATTCGAGGAACTCAGAAAGGGTGCACCGTGGTTCACCCATAAAGGAGTATATGTTCAATAAGCATTACGATACTTGGTTTGGAGGATCTGTTGATGAGCTACTTTCGTCCTGTGGAAAACTTGTTGATAACCCTGTGGATAACTCAAAGAAAGGGTGCACGGAGACGTATGAAAAGGGTGCACGGAGACGTATGAAAAGGGTGCACGGTCGTTCACCCTCAATAGATACTATTCAATAGATACTATTCAATAGAAGAAAGCGATCTAAAGATCGCACTGCTACTGTAAAAAGATTTTTTTAAAAAAGGGAAAAAACAAAAAACAGAAAAACGGGGAGCAAACAATGACAGGGAGGAACAGAATGCAAAAGTATTTCGATGGAGATAATAATGGAAAGAAGGAATCCATTAAGTATGATCAGGAGAAACTACAGAAGCTTATGGTGCGTTTAGCAGAGATTGGTGACGAGTTATACGACATCCTTGATCCTGGTCTTACCGTAGAGCTTAATCTTCCTACAAAGGAAACAATCCTTTTACCAAACAAGAGACCGGAACTTCGTCAGCTTTTAATAACAAGACCTTACGGTCATCTTAAGATCACCGTTCCTAAGGGGGAAGTGTGAGAAATAAAACAAAGGAGAGTACGATGGATAAGCACAGACCTACCCGCGTCGCTGCGGAGGATGTGCGAGGGGACGCTCGGTTTAAAGTGATAGACACAAAGACAGGTGATGTGGTGAGGAATGCCTTTGTTCTATTACCAGAGGTTGATTCTGCTGCCCGGACGGCGTTGGCAACGTACGGAGAAGCCACGAGGAATGTAAAGGTTGCCAGATATATTCGTCGTATGCTGCACGGGATCCATAATGTCCGGGCTGAAAGGAGGGAGTAATATGGATAGAAATTGGCAAGAAAAGGTTTCACAGATACAAGAAAACGAAAGGAAAAAATACAAACACCAAGCATCTAAGTGGGGGAAAAAAGTTGATTCTTTGGTTTCGTCTTGGAATCTATGGATTTACAAATTGAACTACATAAAGCCAAAATATGTTTCAGCAAGAAAAAACACTTGCTGGGAAGATTGTTTTGTCTACTCAATTTATAGGTGGAATCAAAAACTAAGAATGCAGGGATGGACAAAAAAAATAGATTCAATAAGAAGAAACGCTCAAGAGGTTTTTAAAAGAACAAAAGGAGGGATGAGAGACATGGAAGAAACAAAAACAATTCAAAAAATAGGGACAAGAGATATTAAAGAGATGCTAAAAGAACAAAAATACCAGTGTGCATTAACGGGGAGAGAGTTAACGCCAGAGAACTGTTCTCTTGATCACATAGTTCCCCTGAGCAAAGGGGGATCACACTCTCCCGATAATGCTCAGCTTGTTGTAATGGAAGCCAACAAAGCTAAGGCTTCTTTGACAGAACAAGAGTTTTTAATTTTATGCAAAGACGTTGTGTCTTGGAAGAAAATATAAAGACAGGGGGGACAGTGGTGACACGGACGACATCGAATATATACGGGCTTGGGTCCTTCCGGGGCCTATCCCCCTCGCGGGTCGGGCGAGCGCGTTTAATTTATGAGCATAAACTATTTTTTTGGCGTGTCGGTGTCGGGTTGCTCAACACCCTTGAAAACGTTAAAACACAGCAAAATAAGGGGGTATAGGATGTCTAACCTTTCAATAAAACCCGACATACGCCGTCTGAGCGTGTCGGATATCAAGCCGGATCCACGAAACCCGCGAAAAATCTCCGAGGACGCCATGTCGGGGCTTACAAAAAGCCTGGAGAGATTCGGTCTTGTGGACCTGATCGTGGTCAATTCGAAGAATATGCAGGTCGTGTCCGGACACCAAAGACTTAAGGTTGTAAAGAAATCCGGGGAGAAACACGTCTATTGTCTTATGGTGGATCTGGACGCCTCGGAGCAGAAGGCTCTGGCGGTGACGATGAATAACCCGGCGATCATGGGAGAGTTTACGCAGGGGATTATAGATATCCTGGACGAGATACGGAGCGAGGACGCTGATGCTTATTTGGAACTACGAATGAAAGAGCTCCGGGAGCAAGTCAACGATCTCGAGGTTGAAAAGATAGGCAAGACGCAGGAGGACGATATTCCGGAAGCGCCGGAAAAGTCGCTGACCAAGAAAGGCGATATCTGGATTCTGGGAGATGAGGACACGGGGCATAGGTTAATGTGCGGATCCAGCCGAAGCCGTGAAGATATAAAAAGTTTGATGGGGGGGGCGTGGCGAAGCTATTTGCGTCTGATCCACCGTACCTTGTTGACTATACTGGTGCTGCTCGTCCTAACGGCGGGAAGGATTGGTCGGAAAAATTCAAGGAGATAGACATCCTGGATCCGACAGAGTTTATGCGGGACTACCTGACGCTGGGCCTGGAAGTGTGCGTGGAGAACGTGGCTATATACCAATGGTTTGCGTTTAAAAAGTATTCGATGATCGAGAAGGTCTGGCTGGAGCTCGGGCTTTTGGTCCATCAACAGATCGTGTGGGTGAAGCCGTGTTCGGTTTTGAGTTTTGCCATTTATCCCTGGAAGCACGAGCCGTGCCTGTTCGGGTGGAAGCAAGGGAACAAAGCGAAGTTTCGCGTGGGGCAGAAGTCTATCGGGACGACATGGGAGCTTGGGTTGGTCAGGTCCGGAGATCCAGAGGATCCTGAGCACTATTCGGATATCTGGCATTTGGACTGGGAGGGGAAGAAGCGCGGTAGCACGGTTGCGGATCACCCCACGGTCAAGCCGGTGGAATGTTTTGCTGTTCCGATGAGGGTGCATACGGATCCGGGTGATATATGTTTCGAACCGTTTTGCGGGTCAGGCTCACAGATAATAGCTGCGGAAAAGCTGGGACGCAGGTGTTTTGCTATGGAGCTTGAGACGCATTTTTGTGATGTGGCGGTTAAAAGATGGGAAGAGTATACGGGGCAGAAGGCGACGAGGATCCCGGCGAAGGGGGGTAAGGTATCAAAAAAATAGCAAGGGTTTTCCCTACAAAAACAAAAATGAGTCCTAACGATCAAGACGCATACTTTGATGCGCCAGATATGTTTACGCCTGTATATGATGAGGTACATATGGCCTCGGAAGATCAAGGATATGCACTATGGTCATAAAACGCAAGTTAAGGACATCTTTGACCGAGTGAAGAAAAGGATCAGCAAATAGTGGCGAAAAAAAGAAAAACACAGACTAAGCGAAAGAAAAAAAAGGAGAAGAAACCAGAAAAGAAAAAACTGGATATTCTCGAGGTTGCTAAAAAAAAGCGACATCTTGCTCTTTTGGAAAAGGTGAACAGGGGTTCAGCGCTATCGGCGGGTGAGCTGAAAGAGCTCAAAAGGTTTCAGGGCGAGGATGAACTTCCGGCGGGCCAGGTTGATTCTATGGAAGCGGTTGCCCGGGCTTTTGGGGTCAGTTCCAGAACGGTAGAGCGCTGGGCGAAGGCCGGGATGCCTAAGTCCGAAGAGGGGGGGTATGACCTTATCGAGATACAGGCCTGGCGGACGCTTAGGGGATCGCAGCATAAAGACGACAGCGAAGATGAAAAGACGCAGTGGGATGTCAAGTATAGGCAGATGAAGGCTCTCATTGCAGAGATACAGTATAAAAAGCTGACTGGGGACCTTATCCCGCGGGAAGAGGTCGAGGCTACGATGATGAATAGGATCGTTGCTATTAAGAGGCAGTTTTTGGCTTTACCAAAGCGGGTTGCTCCGCAGCTCGAAGGGTTGGAGGTGATCGAGCGCGAAGAGCTGTTAATGGACAGGCTTAAAGAGATCATACAGGGTTTTGCCGATGGGAGGTATTGATGAAAAATAAAGCACGGGTTGAGACGGATGTGGCCACAGGGGATTATATAATTTTAAACACAAAAGGCGTCAAGGATATCGTCGGAGACCATGTCGAGCCGAATCAATATCCGAATAGATATAAAATTGAGATTGACGAGTTTGGGGCTCCGATAGTCACGAAAGTATTGAGGTGCTATGGATAAGACTACGGGCTTATTGGACTCAATCCGAAATGCCTGGAGCCTTCCAGAAGAGCTTAGCGTATCAGAATGGGCAGATAATAACCGGGTACTGGATCCGATGACATCGGCGGAGCCGGGTATCTGGCGGACCGACCGAACGCCGTATCTTAAAGAGATAATGGACGCTTTTAGGGATCCTTTCGTCCGGGACATAACGATCATGTCCTCGACGCAGGTGGGCAAGACCGAAACGCTTTTGAATATGATCGGGTATGTGGCTGATCAGGATCCCGCGCCAACGCTTTTTGTTCTGCCCGACGAGAAGGTGGCAAAGGATATGTCCTATGACAGGGTCCAGCCAATGATCATGGGCTCGCCTGCCTTGCAAAATCATTTAACCGCAAAAAAAGACGACGTTACAAAGGCAAAAATCACGCTTGATCGCATGATTCTGTATTTTGCCTGGTCAAACTCTCCGAGTTCGCTGGCGTCGAAGCCTATCAGATATCTGTTTATGGACGAGATTGATAAATACCCGAAGTTCTCGGGCCGGGAAGCGGATCCGGTAAAGCTGGCCACAGAGAGAACGAGAACGTTCTGGAACCGCAAAATCGTTAAATGTTCCACGCCTACCACCCGGGAAGGGTATATCTTCCGCGAGTATGAGCGTTCTGACCAGAGGCAATACTATATTCCATGTCCGCATTGCGGTAAATACCAGATCTTAGTTTGGAAGCAGGTGTCCTGGCCGGACGAGGAACGCCGTCCGGAGGCGATAAAAGAGAAACGCCTGGCGTGGTATGAGTGTATCGGGTGCAAAGGGAAGATCGATGACGAGCATAAACTCAAGGCTATCCGGAAGGGCGTCTGGGCTCCCCAGGGGGCAAGCGTGGATAAACATGGGCACGTGCGCGGGGCGAACGCAAGGGAGGCACGTAGAGGTTACTGGCTTAATGCGCTATATTCGCCGTGGCTGACGTTTTCGGAGGTCGCAGCGGAGTTTTTATCGTCACAGGATTCGATCGAGGCGTTGATGAACTTCGTCAACTCGTGGCTGGCGGAGGTCTGGGAGGAAAAAGCGGAGGAAACTTCCGCGGAAAACGTGACAAAACTGGCCGTGGATTATCCTTCCGGGCTGGTTCCGGATCAGGTTCAGGTGCTTACCGCGGGCGTGGACGTTCAGAAGGATCACTTCTATTACGTCATCCGGGGCTGGGGTTTTGGGGAAGAGTCGTGGTTAATACGCTCTGTACGGGTGGAATCCTGGGAACAACTGATCGCTGACCTTTTCCAAACGACGTATTTAAAGCAGAATAAGGATCCCATGTCTGTCCGGATGGCGTGTATTGACTCGGGGTATAACACCGATGAGGTATATAACGTGTGCCGGCACTGGAGGGACGTGTCCAGGCCGATAAAAGGTGAGGAGCACCTGGGCGGGGTTCCGTATAGGGTGACCAAGATAGACAAGGCTCTGGACGGCCGGGCGTTTAAAGGGAGCATTCTGCTCTGGCGTATTGACACTTTCTATTTTAAAGACAAAGTCACCAGAATGATTCAGTCGGGACCGGACGATCCAGCGCAGTTCCATATTCCACGGGATTTTACCGAGGATTATATCAAGCAGATGACCTCGGAGCACAAGGTTATCGTCCGGGATAGGAAAACGGGCCGGGCGCAGGAAGTCTGGAGGAAGAAAACGTCCGGAGCGCAAAACCACTACTGGGACTGCGAGGTTTATGCTGCGAGCGCTGCGAAGATGATCCACGTGGAGGCGCTTCGAGAGCACGGGCAGGCGGTTACCCACCGGCCGGGGGGCGAGCCGGCGTATAAAAATAAATGGGTCAGCCGGAGCGCGAGGAGGTGGGTTAAAAGATGAGCGCATGGGAAAGCAGAAATAAAAAAGGATGGATCTCCGGGAAAAAGAGAGAAGTTTCTGTCAAAAAAGTGCAACATCAGTATGGTGTTTTTTTTACTCCGGCACAATGTCCGAACCCACAATGCCACTCTTTAGACTTAGATTGTTATTCGTCGACCGTAGATCTCAGATATTACCGCTGTCGCAAGTGTGGTGCGAATTTCAAGGCGATAGTTCAGTACCAGTTTAACCTTCAGTAAAAATGCGCTTTACTACTCAGTAGTATAGGCTTTTTGACAAAACGAAAGAAGTCATATATCCTTTGGGTAGTTGACGGGACGCCTTTTTTTTACGGCGTACATTTTCGGGAGTAGCATAAAAATTGATGGGTAGTTAAGTTTCGGGAAGGAACTTGCTACCTATTTTTTTTACTCGGAGGTGTACATGGCGACGTCACAGGAAATGCTTACCGCGGTTGAAACCGCAATATACGCCCGGCTTAACGGCGGGGCGGTCCAGTCTTATTCCATCGGCGGACGCAATATCCAGTATGCCTCATTAACAGAGCTTGAAAAATTACGGGACCGGTTCAAGAAAGAAGTCAATGCTGCAAACGGCTTGAACACGAGAACGTTCGCAAGTTTTAAGAGGCCTATATGAAAGAAATCGTTGACGGAAAAATAAAAAGGAAATCTTTCGGCGAGCGGGTTGACGACGCTATCGGTTTTTTCTCTCCGATGACGGCCGTTAAACGTAAAGCTGCAAGGATGGCTTACGATATCCAGAAAAAACAGAGGCGTGGGGCGTTTTCGTCTTACCGGGGGGCCAGTAAAGACAGATTGAGGTCCGCGTGGATCCCCGGGAGCGGTTCTGCTGATCAGGACCTGTTGCCGGAGCTACCGGATCTCCGTGATCGCAGTCGGGACCTTGTGAGAAACGACGCTACTGCTGCCGGGATAATCGGGACGGTTAATACCAACGTGGTGGGTTCGGGGATAAAACCGCAGAGCAGGATCGTCGCGGAAGATCTTGGAGTGTCTGAAGAAGAAGCTATTCGCTTGCAGAGGGAATGCGAGAAAATCTGGAAGGAGTGGGTTCCTTTCGCGGACGCGGGGGAACGGCTGGACTTTTACGAGATACAGTCGCTGGTTGACCGTCAAATCCTTGAAAATGGGGAGATATTCCTCGTTCCTGTGGTTAAAAAGGGCGGAAATCGTCCTTTAAGCCTGGCATACCAGCTTGTTGAGGCCGACAGGGTAAGCACTCCGAGCGACAAAACGCAGGATAAAACGATCAGAAGCGGGATCCGGATTGGGGATACCTATGGCGAACCTGTATCGTATTTCATAAAAAAGGCGCACCCGGGCAACGTTACTATCGGCAAAAGCGCTTACAGGAACAACACTTCGGACAGTTATCAAGAAATTGAGGCGGTAAACCCTGCCACAGGGCGCAAAAACGTCTATCACTTCTATATGCCTTTAAGGCCGGACCAGACAAGGGGTATTCCGTTCTTTTCTCCGGTCCTTACGTACTTCAAAGATCTTGCGGATTATCTTGAAGCCGAGCTTGTTACGGCTCGAATCGCTGCGTGTTTTTCGATTTTCGTTAAAAAAGAGCAGGCTTATGAAGCTGCCCTGGGCAATACCGACAGCACAAATGCCAAAGCGCAAAGGATACAGGAGTTTGAACCCGGGCTGATCGAGTATTTGAACCCGGGCGAATCCATAGAGAGTTTTTCTCCGCAGCGACCAGGAGGCTCGTTTGAGCCGTTTGTAAATCGGATCTTGCGTTCGATTTCGACGGCTCTCGGGCTCCCTTACGAGCTTGTCGCAAAGGATTTCAGCCAGACAAACTATTCCAGCGCAAGGGCTGCGCTTATCGAGGCGATGAAATACTTCCGGACACGGCAGGCATGGCTTGAGAGGAAGCTTTGCCAGCCGACATGGGAGCTTGTCATCGAAGAGGCATATCTCAAAGGAAAAATAAACGCGACAAACTTCTATAAGGATCCGGCCTCGTATACCAGGGCGATATGGATATCTCCGGGGAGCCAGTGGATTGATCCTCTGAAAGAGGTCAAGGCATCCAAAGAGGCGATGGATGGAAATATAACCAGCTTAGCGGATGTCTGTGCCAGCCAGGGGAAAGACTGGGAAGAGGTAATGGAACAAAAGGCGCGGGAAGCTCGAAAGAAAAAAGAGCTTGAGGATAAATATGGGGTGACGATCGGGGCGAATGACTCCGTTGTGGATCCGGCAGAAATAGAACCCGAGGAGGATCCTGATGAAACAGACGAAAAAGAAAGACAAGAAGCTGCAGGAGAAAAATAAAATTTCGAGTCTTGTCGCAATAAGCGTTTTCAATCCTTGTTGTATGGAGCAGGCAAGAAACTATGAATTTCAAGTTGAGGAGGGACAGGACAATGGCAGATAAAAACAAATATTTAAGAGCTCAGGTTGCCCGCGGGATTGAGGCCGGGGCCGATGGTGTGGATAGAGAAAAAAACATCATCAACGGGTTCGCCGTGATGACAAAGGGTTTTGTGAAGGATATGCGGGGCTGGGAGATTGACGACCTAACGCTTGAGCAGATCGTTGAGGCCGGGAACGAGTACAAGCTCGGGCTTAAGTCGAGGTTTGGTCATCCCAATATGAGCAATACGGCGTTGGGGACCTTTTTGGGACGTGCAAAAAACTTCCGCGTTGACGGGGATATGGTGCGGGCAGATTTGCACATATCGGATTCTGCTTTTAAGACTCCGGACGGAGATCTTGGCAGTTATGTCATGGATCTTGCCGAGCAGGATCCGGATGCGTTCGGAACATCTGTCGTTCTGAGGGGCTACGAGTTCGAATACCGGTTAGAAGCAGACGGGACAAGGGCGAAAGACGAGGATGGGAACGACTTGCCACCACTCTTAAGGGTCAAGGGGTTGTCTGCGGTCGATGCTGTCGATGAGCCTGCTGCCAACAACGGTATGTTTGGAACTCAGTTTTTCAGTGAGTCTGTGGTTCCCTCGGCAGTAATGACAGATTTTTTAAATAAATTGATAGAACAGCCTGAAGCGCTGGACACGATCATTTCGTTCCTATCGCGGTATCAGGCCAACAAAGAAGAAGCGGAAATCCGCGATGAGGAAGAAAAAACAGAAAAAAAGGAGGGCGTTATGGAATTGAAGGATCTCAAACTTGAGCAGCTAAAGGAAGAAAGGGCTGATCTGGTTGAGGCTTTACACAAAGAGGGTAAGGACAGTGTAAAACTTGACGAGGTCAGGGCCGAAGCGCTTAAGACGGAAAGAGTGAGGTCATCTGCTATTCTCGGGCTCCTGGAAAACGAGGCCTATGATGGGTATCTGGGTCTTGCAGTACAGGGAATCAAGGACGGCGATACTCTCGAAACCGTTGAAGGCAAAATGAAAGACCAGAGGATTCAGGATCTGGAAGCAAGCGCGACCGAAACCCCGGGACCGGGCGAGGGAGAAGAGGAAAAACCCGCGATGGCTTTGTCTGTTGAAGAGCAGGCGAAGAAAGATTGGGAAACGGATCCTAATCTGCACCAGGAGTTCGGGAAGTACGAAACCTACCTTGCTTATTTGAAGCATAAAAGCAAGGTCAGGGTGTTGGGTAAGTAAAAAACGGGCCATGTAGAGGCGTGTTTTTAAATAGTCAATAACGAAAAAACAGGAGGGACAAAAATGGCATTATCAGCAGATACTCCAAGAGCCTATGAATTGGGAGACATGAACGATCTTCCGGTGAAGGCGTCAACGACAATCTATGAAGGCGCAGCGGTAGGGCTTTCGAGCGGGTACGCTCGCGGTCTTGTTGCTGGCGATGAATTTCAGGGGTTTGCGACAAAGAAAGCGGACAATTCCAGTGGCGACGCTGCTGCGATAAACGTTCGCGTAAAGAAAAAAGGTTGTATTCAGCTGCCGGTTACCGGAGTTTCAGGCGTCACGGACGTTGGAGACACGGTTTACGCGTCGGCTGACGGGACCTTTACTCTTACCTCAAGTGGCAATTCGGCCATAGGTAAGATAATCAGATACATCTCGAGCACCACTGTGGTTGTGGCGTTTGAAGGTGTTGCTGAGCGTTCCGTGTAAGGTGATCAAGCACTCCTGGGCATGAGTGATCGCAATAAACTGCCCACTTTGACAAGGAAGAAAGCAAAGACAATAAAAAAGGAGGAACAAAAATGGGAATTTCAGGTCTTGGTTCAAGGGCAATCATCGGGAAGTTTTACGGAACTCTCGAGCAAAACAAGGATATGTCCTGGCCTTTTCAGGTTGGTATGGAGATGCCTTCCGATCAGGAGTCAGAGACATATAAGTGGCTGGGATTCGCTCCTGCGCTTAGGGAGTGGGTTGGTGGCCGTCAGGCGAAAGGTCTGAGGGAAAATGGGATCACAATAACAAACAAAAAGTACGAAGCAACGCTTGAGTTTGACGTTGATGATCTTCGTAGAGATAAAACAGGGCAGGTTGATGTTCGCATAGGCGAGCTTGCCGACAGAGTAAACGAGCACTGGGAAGATCTTCTGACCACGCTTGTTACGGGCAACGGCCTTTGTTACGACGGTCAGAACTTCTTTGACACGGATCACTCGGAAGGTGACAGCGGGACTCAGGTTAACGCTCTAACTTCCAGCCATGTCGGAAATCTGGATGTGTCGGACACGTCCAACGTTACAGCGGTGGAAATGGCAAAGGCCATTCTGGGCGTTATCCAGTATATGTACAGCTACAAGGATGACCGCGGGAAACCGATGAACAGGAACGCGAAAAAGTTTCTTGTTATGGTTCCGGTTGAGATGTGGGCTTCTGCTATACAGGCGATATCGTCCAATCTGCTTAGCACGGGCACGGGCGCGATAGATAATCCGCTCAAACTGTCCTCGGCAAAGCTGGAGATAGACGTTGTTTGTAATCCGCTTTTGAGCACTTCCACTGTTTTCTACGTATTTCGCAAAGATGGACGCGCAAAACCGTTTATTTTGCAGAACGAGAAGGACATGGAAGTCAGCTACATAGGCGAAGGGTCCGAACTCGAGTTCAAAGAAAATCTGCACCAGATGGGTGTCAAGGTTCTCAGGAACGTCGGTTTCGGGTACTGGCAGCAGGCAGCAAAAGCTACCGTATCTTAAGCGATACGGGTTTCGGGACAGTTATGTAACGGTGTAGTTTTTTTAAAATAACGGGAGGGTTGTGATGGGAAAAAGTACAAAAAAAGAAACAAAGACCAAACTCGAGCAGGTTGAAGGTCTGGTTTGCAGTGTTGACAACGAGTGTAAGGGCAAAATGCTACCGGCAGGGACGGTCATCTTTGTCGGGGAAAGCCGGGACGGGATGAGCATCGAGGATGTCAACAAGGCAATAGCCAGGGGCAACGTTGAAGCGAGGATGGCGGAAGTATCTTTTGAGGATACGGACAAAAAAAGCGATGAGATCGAAAAATCCAAGGACAACCGGGGTTCCGAATAGGAACCCCGGGAGGCCTTAAACTGACAAACAAGGAGAAAACCCGATGCCCAATAAACTTTTTCCAGATGACCTGTCAGCCGTCGCTCTGTCGGAAGACGATTTCTTTTTAATATCAGACAACAGCGATGATGACGCGATTAAAACGATAGCAGGCTCGGGCCTTGTAACTTTTTTTGACGGGAAATACCTTAACATAGCCAACACAGATGAATTTACTCCTACCGAAGACTATCATCCAGCAACGAAAAAATATGTAGATGAGGCAGTAGCAACCGCAAATGAATTTATCGAACTCACGGATTGTCCCGCAAGTTATGTAGACAACGCTGGAAAGTTTTTGCGGGTAAACGCTACCCCTGATGGGATTGAATTTATCAGTTTGACGGCAGATCTTATCGGAGCTGGTGCGCTTAATATCGGAGGGAACGCTTTTACTGTCAATGAAATAGAAATCGTTGGTGCCGACGGGGAAGTAAATGCGGCCGCAATAGAGGATAAATTTTTAAGAAATGACGGGGACGATACTACAAGCGGAACCATCACAGCAGCAGGTTTCACAGACGGCACAGCCACACTAACAGGCGGTGCTTTAAGCGGTATTACAAATATCGCTGGCGGCGTTGTATTTAACGAGGGCGGGTCAGATTTAGACTTCCGAGTAGAGAGCGATACAATGCCCTATGCTTTCTTTGTAGACGGTACGACAGGTGATGTCGTGGGACAGACTATCGCCACTTCAAATCAGCACAACGAAATAGGCATCCTTTTAGACATACTTACTGACCCCAGAGCAATAGTCGGGTTTACGGGAACAGGTGCTGATGGCTCGACCGAAGACGGGTATGAAAGCGGTGACGGTAGAACATGGACTTATTCTGGCGGTCTATCTACCGACAAGATATTTCAGGGACAGACTTATGTTTACTCGTTTGATGGTTCAAGTAAACTCTCAACTCCAGATACAGCAGATATGAGTTTTGACGATAGCGGAAGTAATCCGTTTAGTATAGGTGGCTGGATAGAAGTTACAGACCAATCTTCAATACAGAACATAATTAGCAAATGGGACGAAACTACAGGTTCTGAACTAAGAGAATGGCAGCTTGTTCTTGGTAGCACCGAAATTCTATTACTTATCATTTACGATGAGAGTGAGAATGTACAATGTTACAGAGCCACAGATTCTGCTCTATCTGTAGGGTGGCATTTTGTAGTAGCAACTTATGATTCAAGTGGTGGAGCTACTGCTGGGAATGGAATAACAATATATGTTGATGGTGTGGCTGTCGCAAGCACAGCAGTAAATAATGCAAGTTATGTGGCTATGGAAAACTCAACATCATTACCTCAAATAGGTGTTATGACAAATTCGGCTGGTGTTGATGGTTTTACTTTTGATGGCGCTATGGGCAGACTATTCGTAACAGCAGAAGAACTATCAGCGGCAGATGTCTGGAAGATATATGAGAAAACTCGCTCGTTTTATAACAAATAAACTTAGGAGGCAACTAATGGCTAAAGGCAGACCTAAAAGAGACGGTAGCGGAAAAGGTACGAGAGCAAACCGTGGACGTGGTGGGTGCAAGACCACAAGAAAGTCAGGACGAGGCAGAGGGCAATGAAAACAGGATACCTCATATTAACGTGCTTGCAAGAGGTTATGCAGAAGAACACCGAAGTGGTGGCAGAGAACTATATCCGGGATCAGTATAAGCGAGCGGTTCAAGGCAAGAGCCTTTCGGAACTGAAAGCGATTTGTCCGGATATGAAAGTGGAGAGGGTAGGCCAAAAAAGGAGATGAAAAATGAGAAAAGCTATATGTTTCCTACTGCTTGTATTGTTTTTATTTTCCCCGTTTTTATATGCTTCTGACATAGACTGGGAATGGGAAGCCGGACGGATGTATCTAAAATATTTCGGAGAAAAGCATACTCCGGACTGCGAGAACAGGGTTCGTATGCTTTCTGAAAAAATGCAGAAAGCCGGCCAGGGACATTTTATTTGTACGGGGTGGTGTAAGGGGCCCTACAAAGACGATTTTGGAGTAGTAAGGTTTAATCACGGAGAACACGGTCACGCGTGGATAAAATTGCCTAATGGAGAGATCCTTGACCCGTCTGTCGCAAAGCCAGAAGGGTGGTATGTGCAAAAAAGCATCCGTTGGGTATCTCCATAGGAATTTGAGTTAACGAAACGTTACGGGATGTAGGGGGGATACAACCCCAAACAAGGAGGCAAACGCAATGAAAATAAGCATTGAACAGTTAATAGAAAAAAAGGGATCGCTTGACAAGGTTTTACAAAAAGACATGCCGTTTAAGCTCTCTTATAGACTCTCTAAGCTGGCGGCAAAGGTTATGCAGGAAATTAAGCACATCGATAAAACGCGCAACGAGATGATTAAAAAATACGGAGAAAAGACAGATCAGGGGCATAGGGTCCCAAAAGACAAACTTGAAGAGTTCAGGGCAGAGTGGGCGGATCTCGTACAAGAAGAGATTGATTTTACTGTCGAGAAGATCCCTATGGAGACGCTTGAGACTATAAATCTGAGCGCTTTCGACATTGCTAACCTCGAGTGCTTTATTGAACAAGAGCCCGAGGGAAAAGAACCAGAAAAAAAGGAAAAAGATGACGTTTCAGGACCAGACGCTAAATGACGCCAAAGATTGTCTGATGAATACGGACGAGTTTGCCGAAGAGGTCGTTTATACGCCTTACGGCGGATCGGCGAAAACCGTCGATGCGATTGTAGTCCGGGAACAGATCCAGAAAAACGAGCAGGCGTTAGGTCAAATCGGGGAACGGGTTTTTGAATTGTACATATTAAACGATGCCACGTTGGGGGTTACTTCCGTGAAAAAGGGACAGGATATCGTATCCTTGCCGGTTCTTATCGGGGGATCCTCTGTAAATTTCAGCGTTGTTGACATTATCTCCAAAGACGACGCCTTGTGGCACTTAAGCATACAGAGGTAATCGATGGATGTAGGCGTAAAAATTAACACTAATCAGTTAATGAGGGCATATCATTTGGTTCCGAAAGAGCTGGAATATGAGCTTAAGGACGCCTTTGACCATCTGAGTCGCAAGTTTCTCAAAGTGTTTAGAAATAAAAGACTATCCGGACCGCCTGGGGTAAAGGCAAGACCGCGCGGTCTTTTTACTCATTTTAAGAGGAACGTTGTTTTTCGAGGAATGAGAGGCACGGACAGTTATGCCGAAATATATACAGAGTCAAAAATTGCGAAATTACACGAAGAAGGCGGAACGCTCCGGGATCCTTCCGGGGGCAAGATAGCGGTTCCTTTGTCGGCAAGGACGCAGATGTTTACTTCTTCAGGGGCGCTCAGGAAGCGTTATAAGAACATCGCGGGCCTGCGAAACATAATCCCCAAAATAATCAACGGCAAGGTGTTCCTGGTCAGAGTTAAAAAGCGGGATAAGTCTATCCTGCCGTTATACGTTTTAAAAAAATCAGTCCGAGTGAAGCCTCGTTTGGAGTTCTATGAGACGTTTCATGCGACAGCGCCTGTGATGTATGGGATTTTAAATAAGGCTTTTGATAAGGCGTTACAAAAAGGATGGGGTAGAGCGTAATGGCGGAAACGGTAAGAGAAAGCATTTTAGCGAACATAAAAACAAAACTATCGGCGATAAGTGTCGCTAATGGATACAGGACCGCCGTGGCAAGCGTTCAGAGATGGAATCAGCACGGGAATACGCTGGTGAGCGTACCGTGCATTATAATCTCGGCCGGTGAGGATAAATGGGACGCAAGCAAGACGCCTGTTATCCGGGCTCAAATGGACGTTGTTCTGACGGCATGGATCCGGCAGGCGGAGGACGATACAAACCCCACCGACAAAGTTTTAAACGACCTTTTAGCGGATATTTTCGAGTGTCTATGGGCCGATACCACCCTGGGAGGGAAGGCTATTGACCTGGACTTCGATAGCATTTATCCGTTTGAGACGATAGAAGGGAACCCCTTTTCGGGGTTGGAAATAGTGATCAAAGTATTGTACGGATTTCAGCAAAGTGATCCGGAAACAGTAGGATAAAAAGGAGGGCACAAAATGAGTTTAATGACAAGAAAAACTGTTTTGTTAGCGAAAAAAGAGACTACTTACGGCCAGGACGCGAGCCCTGTGGGGAGTGCAGACGGGCTGTTGGTGTCTGACCTGACGATAGAGCCGTCAGCAGAGCTTCTACAGAGGGACTATAACAAAAATTCGTTTACACGGCAGGCTCCGGTAATGGGGGCCAAACGGAACCAGCTGTCTTTTAAGATCGAGCTCAAAGGTTCCGGGGCTGCCGGAACAGCTCCGGCAATAGGCAAACTCTTGAAAGCGTGCGGGATGTCGGAAGCCGTTAGTGAAGGGGTTTCTGTAACGTATGCGCCTGAGTCAGACGATGCCAGCGTTGATTCTTTGACTTTTTATGTGCATAAGGACGGGATCAAGCACATAGTAACCGGGGCGAGAGGGACCTGGACTATGGATCTCCGGGCGGGCAAATACGGGACGTTGACCTTTACGTTTCACGGTCTTTTCACGTCCGTGGTAGACGGAAGCAATCCGACCTTGTCAAACCTGGAATCGACTCTCCCGCAAATCATACAGCAGGCCAGTTTTAGCTGGGGCTCGTATGAAGCGGTTGCCTCGAAGCTGGATCTCGATTGGGGCGCGAACGTGGTTGCGAGTGAAAGTTTCAACGCGACGAACGGTATATACGCTTTCAGGATTTCCGACAGGGAAGTCAAGGGATCCTTTAATCCGGACGCGGTTCTTGAAGCCACTCACCCGTTCTGGGGGGACTGGGAAGATGTAACGACCAGGGCGCTTTCGATCGCCATTGGGCAGAGCGCAGGGAATATATGCACGATATCCGGGCCGAAATGCGTCAATCTGGGACCGAAGTATGAGGACAGTGACGGGGTTATGGCTTATAACATACCGTTTCTGCTTGTAGAGGATTCTACGGATGACGATGAGCTGACGGTAGTGTTTACGTAATAATGGCCGAGGAAGCCGTTATTTTTTTTCGGGGAATTTAAAATTTAAGGAGGAAGTTATGGTTAAGGCGATAGATATTGATGCTGTCAGTGAGTATATCTGTAAAGAGGATAGGGAGCTCCCGGAGGAAGAACAGACCAGGTGGAAGCTTGGAGTTATAGACTCTCTTTCCCTGGTGAAGATAGATAGATGCGACGTTGAGTTCGATCCTGATTCTAATGAGGCAAAAGTGACCGCGGATATTCTCGGACGCGAAATGGAGTATGTTCGTTACGGTCTTAAGGGTTGGGATAATTTCAAAGACAAAAACGGGCAGGAAATAAAACCCCGGCTTAATACTCTTAGTAAAGGGGGCCGGATTGCCGAGGTTCTGCACGACGATTGTTTGCGTCGGATCCCGAAAAAAATAATAGTTGAGCTGGCTCAGGTTCTCCGTGGGGAAACAGAGCTTTCAGGGGCTGAACGAAAAAACTGAGGATGGCGATTCAGGTATCTTCGTTGGACCTGGATTGCCGTAAATGTTCGGAAGCGAATAGAAAGAATTATGGATGTACCGGGGAACCAGCGATCCCGACCATGTGGGAGTTTGAGGGAGAGTATCTCAAAAAATGTCCGGTACGTTTGTTAAAAAAAGAGAGCCTATGGTTCATTAAATATTATCGATTTTTCAAGCAGGGTTATCTGGCAAACGACGGTTCGATCGGGCATCAGCCAGCGAAAATGCTGGAGGCATTCACCGTCATTGATGCCGAAATTGACAAGGTAAGATCGGAGGGGAAGGGTAATGAATAAAAAAGAACTTCAAGCCGTATTAACTCTGAAAGACAGGCTTTCTCCGCACCTTAGGGGAATAAGGGGGAAGCTCAAAGTTTTTGCGGGCGAGGTAGCCCGTCTTGCCAAGTATGGGTTTATTGCCCTGTCTGCTGCTGTTACCGCTGCTGCTTTTGCCCTCAAAAAAATGATATCTACCGCGGTGGATTATGGCGTCCAGTTGGATAAAGTCGCAAAACAAACCGGGATTACTACCGAAGAGTTCTCAAAACTCGCCTACGCTGCCGAACAGGAACACACCAACGTTGAAAGCCTTCAAAAAGCCTTGCCCATAATGGCCAAATATATGGAATATGCCCGGCAGGGGATGGTTACGTATTCCAGGGAGTTCGATAAGATGGGGATCACTGTCACGAATGCCCGGGGCGAGCTTAAGTCTACGTATGAGGTTTTGCTTGAAATGTCGGACTATTACTCTAAAGCTGAAAATAAAACGCAAGCTTTGGCTATAGCCACCACTCTTTTAGGACGCCGGGGAGCGGAATTGGTTCCTTTGCTCCAACTGGGGAGAGAAGGCATCGAGGCTTTGGGAGAAGAAGCTTCCCAGCTCGGGATAGTGATGGACCAGAAAACAGCGTCAGCCATGAAGGTGTTTGCGGACAAGGTTACTGCTATTAAAACGGGAATCAAAGGGTTCAGCATATCTGTTACAAAGGGCTTGCTCCCGGCAATAACGGTTTTAGCCAATAAAATAAAAAACATTAACTGGGCCGATGAGCGCGTCCAGATGTGGGCAAAAAAGGTCGTTGTAGGGGTTCTCGACGGGTTGTCTGCTATCTCGCGTTTTGCTCTTGGCGTCCGGACGGTATGGCGGGCTTTGATTTATGCCATGACGGTTTTAATCGGTACGATTCTCATAAAGTTCGAAAACTTCAAAATAGCCATAGAAACGCTTAAGATCGGGGTTTTTTCTGCTGCTCAGAATATCGTTGAGAGTTTAAAAACCGCCGTGGAGAGGATTAAGCCGATAGCGGATATTCTCGGGATTGAGGTGGTTGACAATATCTATAACCGTTTGGGGGACGCCGTATCTGATTTTACCGAAAAAATGGACGGCTCAAAAGGGGCGATCGATCAGGCAAAAGAAAACATCAAGGCGTACGGGGCCGAAATGGAGACCGCTTGGGAAAATGTAAAGAACGCGGGCAAAGAGATAAACGTTGTAGATAACGTGACAAAGGGCTTTATAAAAGACGTGCGAGAAAACACTAAGGTTGTTAAGGAAAACGTCAACGCTATTCGCGCGAATGCCGACGCTTATGAAGATCTGGGAGAATCTACGGAAGAGGCGCGGGAAAAGGTTAAGAGCTTTCAGGACTATATGAAAGATTGGGCCGACGGGGCGAAGGACGTGGCAAAGAATACGGCCGATATTGTAACGACTACGATGGACGGGATATCATCCGGGACGGCATCGGCGTTCAGGAAGGCTCTCCAGGAGGGCAAGGACTTCGGGGCATCAATGAAGGCAATGTTTCAGGACCTTCTTTTTGACATAATGGAAATGCTTATCAAGAGCCAGATCAATCAGGCTCTTGCAGGTCTGTTTAATATCGGGGGTGCTGCCGGCGGGGGAGCCGGCGGAGGCCTTTTAGGCGGTATTTTTGGCTTTATCGGAAGCCTTTTTGGACATGAAGGCGGTATGGTTACAAAAAAAGGCATTCAGCGGTTTCACAATGGCGGCTGGCCCGGATTAAGGAACGATGAGGTCCCGGCGATACTCCAGACCGGGGAGAGGGTCCTCAATAGGCGGGAGGCTTCGGAATATTCGGGCAAGGAAAAAGAGCCGCCGATATATAATATAACAATCAACGCTGTAGACGCTCAGTCGTTTGCTATGCTGGTCCGGAGAAACCCGGAAGCGATTATCGGAGTTGTGGGAGAGAATATGTCGCGAAACGGATCCTTGAGAAGCATATCCAGAGCAACAGCATAAGGAGCTTACAAAATGGCAGATTTCACATATGTGGCAGATAGGGTAGTCGAAGAAGAAGTAATGTTCGACACCCTTATCTCCGAGGCAGAAAACGGTTTTGAGCAGAGAAGATCCCGTCGTGAAAGTCCATTGCGAAAGTTTAAGCTTTTTTTCACCAACCGCACAGTTTCGGAAATGGAAGAAGTAAGAGACTTTTTTATTTCAAAAAAGGGCGCTTTTACAAGCTTTACCTGGGAGAACCCTAACGACTCCACAGAGTATACGGTCAGGTTCTTAGATGACGCCTTTAAGCAAAAAAGAGTAGCGTTTAATGTATTTTCTTTTAACTTTGAAATATTGGAGGTCCGGGCGTGAGGACACCTGATTCAGTATTTATTCAAGAAAAAAACAAACAAGAGAATGCCCCTATACGGCTTTATGAAATAGAGGACTACGACGGGGCCGGAAACAACCTCTATCTCGCCGAAAACGACGAAGATGTCTCCTTCGGCACGCTATACTATCTTGCTGACACAGACGGGAATAGGATCACTGATACAGACGGAAACTATATTATTGTTAACTACACGCCTCAAACAACCTATACCCGGTTCCCGATAATATGCGAAAAAATAAACGAGAACACGCAAGGTGAAATTGACTATGTCAGGGTGACCCTGGCAAATGTGTCTCAGGTTATCCAGTCTTATTTAAAATCTTATGATTTCCGAGAAAAAAAAGTAACTATAACAACAATATGGAGAAATCATCTTGACAATGAGGATATATCTATATCCGACATCTATTATATTGACAGTTATGTTTCCGACATTAAAAACGTTACATTTACGTTAACGAGTAAATTTGACCTTTTAGATGTAGAAATCCCTTTCAGAAAATATGGGAGAACCTATTGTAGTTGGAAGTTTAAGTCGACTGAATGCGGATATTCTGGAGGAGAATCAAGTTGCAATCGTTCTCTCCAGAGATGTAGAGAACTAAGTAATGTTTTAAGATTTGGGGGATATCCCTCGGTACCGGCGCGGAGGCTCTTTATACAATGATAACTCAAAATAAGCTATGTAAAAAATATGTAGGCATTCCGTTTGAACATCGTGGGCGAACGGCGAATGGAATAGATTGTTGGGGCCTGATTATTTTAGCTTATAGAGATATTGGAATAAATATATTGGATTTAGAAAACTATGAGTATGAATGGGAAAAAAATGGGAAAAATCTTTTTTTACAAAATTATTATGAAAACTGGGAAAAAGTAGACGATTTGAAAGATATAAGATTTATGGACCTTTTAATGTTGAAAAATAAATCCGAGATACCTTGTCACGCAGGGCTATATTTAAGCGATGGTAGGTTTCTTCAATGTGCAAATAAGGTCGGAGTTGTTAACTGTGTGCTGAACGATAATTGGAAAAACAAAATTTATGGTATATATCGATATGTTTCGAATAAGGATAAAAAAATATGATAAAAATTATATGGATACCTAATATTGTTGATTCAAAAAACAGAAAAGAACGGGTATTTAAATATAACCGGGATTTAACTATTAAGGATTATATGCAAAAAGCTGGAATAAATCTTGATAAAAACAAGGTTATATTATCTGGTAAAAAAATAGAAGATCTGACGTTAAAGCCCAAAAAAAACGAAGATATCATTATTACTCCGGATGTTGAATTGTTTTCTACGGTAGCTGGAATGTTTTGGTTTTGGGGAAGCAGTTTGATATATGGAGCGCTACAAATAGCTGCTGTGTCTGGTATGGTAGCTTATGGAATATATTCTATGGTATCAAATCCGCGAAAACCTGTTTTAAATACTGCGACACCAAATAGCCCCAGGGGGATAGATGAAAGCTCTCCAACTTATGGATGGGATGGAATACAAACAATTCAGGATGTGGGCGTTCCTGTTCCAATCCTTTATGGCGAGCACAAAGTAGGTGGAAATATAATAAATTCATTTATCAGGTATGATGGGGACGACAGCTATCTTAATGTTTTATTGTCATTATGTGAAGGAGAAGTATATTCAATATCAGATGTGAAAATAAATGAAAATCCAGCGAGCAATTATGACGATGTTACGACAACCACAAGAATGGGAACAAATTCTCAGTCAGCAATTGATAATTTTGAAGACGCGCACAATATTTACAGCGTCAATGTGGACCTACCAAAAGACAACCCATATGTTTATACAACAGTTGACAATGATGTTGAGGCTTTGGAAATACATTTATCGTGTCCTGGAGGTTTATTTTCTATTTCCGGAGAAGGCGGTATGGGAAGCTCTAATGTTACCTATAAAATTGAGTATAAGGTTCACACAGATCCAGCCTATACAGATCTTGGAGAGACTACGGTTTCGGCATCTTCGAGATCTGCTGTAAGGAGAATATATCGTATAGAGGGCCTTTCTCCAGAACAATATGACGTAAGAGTAACTAAAACGTCAGAAGATAGTGGCACGGAAAATCAAAGGGATTTAAAGTGGGTACAAATAGATGAAATTAAAACAGACAATTTATCATATCCTAATACAGCCTTGCTTGGTATAGAGGCGATGGCCACTAATCAACTTTCAGGCAGTATGCCTAATTTTAGCTGTATAGTTAAAGGTCGAAAAGTATCAGCGCCAGTGATAATGAACGGAGCCGTTCAGATAGATTGGGAAGACTACTATTGGGATTCCAGTTCAAGTCAGTTTAAATTACTATCGGACGATACCGTTTTATCCTGGGACGGGACCTCATATTCAGAGCAATATTGTGCAAATCCAATTTGGTGCATAAAGGATCTTTTAACTAATTCACGGTATGGCCTTGGAGAGTTTATTACATCATCTTTTATGAGCGATACACAGCTTGTTGAAATGGCAAAATACTGCGAAGAAAAATTGGACGATGGAAATGGGGGGTATGAGAAACGATTCCGGTTGGATGTAGTCATCGATGGCGGGGGGAAAGCCCTGGACGTTATATCTCAGCTGGCTACTGTTTTCAGGGGGCTTCCGTTCTATTCCGCAGGCAATATTAACCTTCGGATAGATAAGCCGGGGACCCCGGTCCAGGTCTTTGGGATGGGCAATATTTTAAAAGATACCTTTAATCAAAGCTGGAAGTCCATCAAAGAAAAACCTAACGTTGTTGAAGTTCAGTATTTAAATAAGGATAAAGATTATAAGCAGGAAACTATCGGATACATCGATGAGGCAGCAATAACCGCTGGGGATCCTTTACGCAAAAAAACAGTTAAATTATTCACGACTCGGACCAGTCAGGCTATGCGTGAAGCCAGATATGCTCTCAAAGTAGCCAAGTATATCGACCGTACCATTAATTTTAAGGCCAGCATCGATGCTATCGCGTGCCAGGCGGGGGATCTTATTGCGGTATCACACGACGTTTTAAATATTGGCTCAAGCGGAAGGGTCTTGACGGGGGGCACTACTACCTCGGTCCCTTTAGACCAATCAGTTACTTTGCAGGCTGGAGAAACATATAAGCTCAGGATCCAGTTTTCAGACGATACAATTGAGGAAAAAACCGTCAGTACAGGGTCCGGCACACATAGCACAATAGAAGTTGTCGGGGATCCTTTTACATCCGCGCCATCAGCATATGATAAGTATATGATAGGCACGTCCGAAACTGTAAAAGAGGATTTTCGTATTATTTCAATGTCTAAGGACAATAAGTTCGAAGTTGATATAACGGCAATTGCATATGATGAAGATGTTTATGATGATACCGCGGTGACTTTACCTGAGGATAATACCAGTAATCCTGATTATACTATCCCACCAGTATCCGACCTGCAGTTGAATGAACGAATTTATACTCGAGATGATGGGACCGTAGAATCGGCTATTGATGTCTATTTTTTGAAGCCGGACCTATCGGACTATAGCGAAGCGAATAGGTATAAAGGGGCAAATGTTTATATCCGGGAGGATTCCGATGCCGCGTGGAGGTTCGCAGGATATACCGAGTCTGACCACCTTCAAATAACAGGGAACCTGTCAGTGGGTACAACTTATTATATTTGCGTGACCAGCGTGCCTTATGAGGGCAATGAGACCGCAAAAAGTACAGCTCCCAATGACAGTATAACCCTTGCCGGAAAAACTTCGGCTCCGTCAGACGTGACTAATTTTGACTATGATTTTACAGATGAGCTGCTTTTGACGTGGGACAAAGTGTCTGACGCGGATATTGCTGGATATGAAATTAGAGACACGGACAGCAGCTGGGGGGTAGACAATCCGGACTTGGTATATCGCGGGGCAGTCAATAGCTATACTTACAGGCCGGGAACGCGGTCACCAGGGACGCTTAATATAAAAGCGTATAACACCAGCGGGGTATATTCAGATAATGCCGTAACTGTTACCCCGACAAACTCGGCCCCTGGAGCACCTACAGGCTTTGCGTCAACGGTATTTTTTAATATCGCTCAGCTTGACTGGTCGGACGTGGCCGACGCTGATATCCAATACTATGAGGTTTACCGATCAGAGTCTAACGCCTGGACGGGGGAAGAAGCTCTGGAGTGTAAGGTGTCCGGGAAAATGGCCATAGTGGAGGCGAGGAAACCCACCGATGGGGAGGCAGACAGCGCTACAGATAGTACCGTGGTTGATGCGGATCTTATCGGGGAGGACGACGACTTTTGCGTTGGGGATATTATAAAGATTTCTACCGGGGATAACGCCGGTGAAGAAAAAACAATTACAGAGTTTGACGGAGATACTGGGACGATAACTATATCCGGTACCTGGAGCACTAATCCCAGCGCCACGGATAAGTTTTATATCTACGACAAGTCATATTTCAAGGTTCGGGCGGTAGACAGCTATGGCAACGGAACGTTTTCCTCGTCGCTGGCTGTGGCTTTTGAAACCCTTACCGAAGCATCCTTGGGCGACAATATAGTAACGGCCAGAAAGGTTACGACAGGGGAGCTTATAACTTTGGCAGCGCAGATCAAAGACGCCATTATAACCGCGGCTAAAATAGCCGATGCAACCATAACAAATGCAAAGATAGCCAACGGGACAATCGAAAACGCTAAGATAAAAGACGGAACCATAGAAAGTGCAAAAATATCATCATTAGATGCAAATAAAATCTCGGCATCTCAGCTTGACGCAATTACAGCTAATACGGGAACTCTATCGGTAGATGAAGAAATAACCGTTGGAGAAAATACGATAATTGATGGTGACAATGAAGTTATAAAAGTTTACAGCGACAATATTACGATTGAAAGCAATGTAAATGATATGCTCGATTGGCTTGAAAATGATGGAACAGATCATACATATGCAACAACATTGACAGCCGGTGATTACACTCCTGCGGACCTCGCTACGCATATACAGACGTTAATGAGAACCGCGGGTGATAGCAACACAACCGTAACGTGGGACTCGACTACAAAGAAATTTACAATAGCAAATTCAACGTTATCTGCACTTACCTTGGAATGGTCTACCGGCGCAAATGATTCAGAAAATTGCGGACAAGCATTAGGGTTTGATATAACAGCGGACGATTCAGGATCGCTATCATATACAGGGGATGAAGAGGCAACTTTACGAGTCAAATTGGGGAAACTATCATAATGTCATATGGACTTAAAGCTAAAGACGACCGGGGCCATCTTGTTCTTGATACTGATTTCCTGCTTAACAGAGTAGCATTTACGAAAAACGTTAATTCTGGAGCAAGCAGTTCTGAGTCTGTGCCAGCGCTTTCCGGAAAGAAATCGGTCGAGACCGCAATTTGTGTTGATCCATCGGCGGCCTATCAATCGCCCCATGAGGTCAGCCGGAGTGGAACCACGGTGTCGTGGTCTGCTCATTCGGAATCGTGGGTTCGTTGTGCAAGTGTAGTTTTTAGTTTTATTTATAACTGATTATGTCGAGATATAACCTTCAAATATACAACAAAAAAAATCAGGTCCTGGTGGACGGGGTCTACAAGAACTTTTCTGTTTATGAACAGGGCACAGAATCTCTTTCGGCCCGGACATTAACATCGGTTAGTTTTTCGAATACTACTTTACAGATTCCCCTGATAGCGATACGTCCGTCAACATCCGGGTTTGTTTCGGTATTTGGATACACAACGTCTGGAGATGAGTGGAGTGGGTTCAAGGTTATGTCCGATTCGGATCTTGATGTTGACTGGAAAGCATATCTTGCACATCCGCAGGCTGAGGCAGCAAGTCATGGGCTGATTGTGAAAAATGATAAAGGCGAATATGTTTTTGATTCAGCCCGAGAATATTTCAGCATATTCGATGTCGAGAAGAATATATCAATTGCTATTGCAGCGCCGGATGCCACTTCCGGGGGGTATCAGGATATTACGCATTCGGGCATAAGTAATCCTTATTATGTCCTGGCTCCGCTTGGGTGGTGGGAACGGCGTTATGTTATGCCATATCAAGGTCCGGTATATTTTTTTAGAACGGGGATAAAAAAACTATCCTCAACATCTGTCAGAGTAGGGTGGACGTATTGTTATGAGGGGGTCACGAATTATGCAGATAGCTTTGGGTATAACCCAGATTATAATTTAATAATTTTAGAAAATAGATAAAAATCGAGGATAACTTTGATTAGAATAAATTTTGTTTTTATGTACACTATACGTCAAAAAAAAGGATCAAAAACATGGAATGGGTACTCGGAGGCGGAGCGTTAATGGCTTTTATAGGGTTGATGGGCGTTGTGGTTCGCATGAGTCACAAACTTGACGACAGGGCAGAGATGATAGACGCAAAGGTCAACAATGTCTACAAGCGAATAGACACTGAACGCGATGACACAGAAAAAAAATACGTCCAGCAGAAAGTCTGCGAGATTTTACATCGACAACTTCGGAACGATCTTTCCGAAATAAAAACAGACGTTAAACTTTTGTTGCTGCAATCGGGAGCAAGCGGAGATGCAAGTAAACGCGGAAAGGCTTGACAGGGCATTACATCAGATCCCTCTGGCGATCAAACACTTGCAGGACATAGAGCTTGAGCTTATGGAGTTAAGACAGAGCATTATAAAGTCAATCGAGGACGAAAAAAAGGAGGACAAAAATGGTAGATAAACTTATCAAAGCGGGTGCAATTTTTGTAGGAGCCGGCGTAGGTTCTTTGGCGGTCTGGAGCCTGATGACGCTTATGCCAAACACAACAATCATAGCCGGAGGGATAGCCGGAGGATATATAACCTATCTCAAAGTCTGGAAATGAAAGGCGAGAAGTTCCAAGTCAGTAAGTTTTTTGACTTTTCTCCGGAAGCCTGGTATAAGGTTTTCGGACTGGCTTTCAAGGTTTTTATATTTTGTTTAATTGTCCTCGGGGTGGTCTGGGTGAAAAACTTTCTTTTCCCGCCCGCCTCGCAGAACGTTAACGAGCCGAATATTCACGTCGCTGAGGGTGGATCCCTGGCTTATACGGTACATCAGGGCAAGAAAGAGCGATCCTGGTGGGTTCCGTCGCCGTTTGTAGAGGTCTATGGATTCGGAGAAAAGGCCAAAGACGATCGTATGGGCGTGGGAGCAAAGGGCGGGCTCAGGTGGGAGTTTTAATCCTTATTCTCGATGAAGTGGTAAGTCAGAGACCAGATCCTCTGGATAAAAAGCCCCCATTTTATTGGGAGCTTTTTATTTGATATACCCTTTTATAGGGTGTCCGCACTGAGAACAGCGCCATCCGCCGATCCGGACGGATGAAAGGATCCACACGATAGACCATATTCCGCAAGTTATAAGGGTAAGGATGAAATGCATCCAATGGTTTGTTCCTTTCCGGCGAACAAGGACCTGTTTGTCGCAGGTCTTACAAAATCCTGACTTTTCGTCAACTGGCATTCTCGCTCCTTTCTTCTATTTCCTCTTTTATGTCATCAAGGATGTCCTTGCGCAGTTTGAACTTCTCGCTTAAAACATCCCACGCTTTCATCTTCTTCATGGAAAATGTCCGGACATCATCCTGCTGATTGCACCAGGCGTGCAGGCGACCGTTCTCGATGAGATACGGATCCACGGTCCGGCGTGATGTTCCGTATTCTGTCGCGTAATCAAAAGCGATCTTCTCCCGGGCCTTTATGGCCTGGTTGAGGATGTCCACGGTTAAAGGCAGGCTCCGGGCGCAGTTTGAGCACATTATCTTATCGAGTTTTAATGTGAGTTTGCCGGACATGGCGTCCAGGCGGGAAAAGGCCTTATTGCAGACTTCGCATTTGGTGGTTTTTCGGCTCATCCAGATCAGGACGGCCAGTAGAACGATTCCTATAAAAATTAAAGCTCCCATAATATCACCCCTTTTTATGCTTTCAACACAAGTATACCGCAAATCCCGATTCAAGTCCACTGCACGAGGATCCGGGGGCAGTAAAGAACTTCACAGAAAAAAGCCAGATTAATTTACTTGCTTATCGTGGCACAATGTGGCACAATTACAACGTAGTTAGTTGATGGAAAGTGAGCTAAAAAAGGAGGGGATCATGAAAATTAAAACTGAAATAGAAGTCGCAGTTGTGATGGGAGGGGTTTCGCATAATAGCACAAGTTGTCAAGGGTATCTGCCAGAGGGAACTCGTCACGAGGATGTTGTCCGGGTCTTTGGCTTGCCCCAGATTGGGGGATCCCTGGACAGCAAGGTCCAGGCCGAGTGGGTAGGGAAGATCAACGGACTGGTTTTTACAATCTACGATTACAAGTCAAACGTCGCTGTTGAAGAAAACACCGACTGGCACATCGGAGGCGAACAGAAGTTCGTCGCAGATCTGGTAAATATCTATTTCAACGCTCGCTAACAAATAGGGGGAGGGGGAGCAAATGAAAAAACAAGACTTAAAAAACAAGTTTTTGACGGTCAGGGTGTCATCGGAGGAGTTGGAGCAAATATATGATGATGCCAAGAAGCACGAACGTTCGGCCAGCAGTTTTATTCTGTGGGTATACCACGAATGGAGGAAACGGTTCAGGCCGAAAAAGAAAAAATAGAGGAGGTTGGTTATGTTTCCTAAATACGCAAAAGTACGTTTAAAATGGAAGGCGTTTCGTTTTTACTGCCGGATGAGAAAAAAGCTCGGATCCCCGGATTTTAAAAACGATTCAAAAATGGCGGAGTTTTTCGGGTATAGCCGGGGGTTGATCAGTCAGATCCTGACGGCGTCTAAGGATTCGGACAAGTATCCGAACTTCCACCTGTCCAGCGAGTTTATAGCCACGGTGCTTTATAAAACCGGCGCGCGGTTCGATGAGTTTTTCGATATCGTGGAGGATCCGGATTACGATCCGAACAACAAGTACACCAAGTTTTTCAAAAATGATTAATGCCTTTTTTCCATTTTTACTTGACTTTTTTCCGGGGTATGGTAAAGTCTGTTTAATCGCGTTAAACAAAAGCGATTTGTTCTTTCAAAGATTGCATCAGATAGGGGTTCGGGATTGCGGGAGCAATCCTTTTTAAATCATTGCCAACGTCCGATAATGTATGTTATGTTAACTTGGCGAAAAGAGCTTTTCACGTTTCCTCAAAAAAGCTGTTTAGGGCTGGTCTCCCGAAAATTATTTTGTTAGTTTATCTGGACGACGGTTCAGGAATGCGCTATTTTTTGATATCTGCGGCATTTTCGATGCATTCGATAAGAAAAGTCCGTTTTTCGCCTCTTAAGTGGCAATATGAATGTAGATATTTACCATTGATGCTTATGGGGGTTATTGCCCGTTTTGTGGAATTGTCTGACCACTTGGACCTGTAATGGATGAAAACAGGTCTTTGCTCCCTCATAGCTTTATGTAAGATGTCCAAAAACGGTTTGTTACGGTGCAAATCTTTGTTTATTATTTCACCGCATGGAACAGCGATATCTTCAACATTATCGATTTTCTTTTGTTTTAATAACGGATAAGCTTTATCGAATACTTCCAACGCGGTTTTGGCGTCGGATAACGCTCTGTGTTCGTTTTTGCGTTCAATTCCCAAAAAATCGGCGACATTTGAAAGTGTGTAACGTCTCCCCGGTATGCTAAAGCATTTCCTCGCGATCTTCAGCATATCTATCACATACATGTTTTTTAGAATAATATTATCATTTTTCAGAGCTGCGGCCAGAAATCCGATGTCAAATGGAGCGTTATATGCCATAAGCACGGTATTTTCGATGAATTTTATGAAACACGGCAAAATTTCGCTTATTCCGGGTTTTCCCGCCAGCATCTCCGGTGTTATCCGATTTATACGGTATGCCGCTTTTGAGATAGGTCTTCCGGGGGCAATAAGTTCATCAAAAACAGATCTTTTGCCTTCAGGTGTGACCTTTACCGCCCCTATTTCGCATATACGGTCACCCCCCGGCCCCGGAAAAAGGCCGGTTGTTTCCAGGTCTAAACTTGTAATTACCGCCTTGCTGAGTTTCATATAACCTATTATTATTAATTATTTACTATGTGAAGTAACCGGCTTCTGGCTATATCTCCCGGACTCGTGACAGCGCTGAGAGGAACATCTGGAACTATATCCAATCCTCCGAAATCAAAAGCTTCGTAGCATAGTTCAGAACAGAAATAATCTCTTTCTTTTTGCCACCGGTTCGCTGTTTCTGAAATATTTTTTTTGAATTTGGAAGCCAGCTTGAGTATGCCCAACCATAATACACCTTTATAATCATAGCCGTTATTAAGCTGTTTTACCAGATAAGCAAGACACATCCCCAGATCATAATCGTATTCTTTTTTTACCCGATATACGTCATAAGAAGAACTGATCCCACTTACAGACCTTGCCCTTACTCCTCCTCTGGTTATTGCTTCAATAGCCAAGTCAAGTTCAGGTGATACACAAACGGCAACATGAGAATATTTGCTGTCAGTTCCCCATGCTATCATGCGGGAAATTAGATCGTTCTCCGCCTTGAACAAAAGAATATCTCCGGATTTCAT